TTACAGCTCCAAGTGAAGTTTTGACAATGCGCTAAGCAAACGATTTCGGCTATCTCTCGCCACGGAACACATGGGATTCGCTCGCAACCCGCGCTCGCCTTCAAGTAGCAGACCATGTTTGGCTATCTCATTTTCAGCATCAATGGCTGAATCCAGTGCGATAGCGGCCTGCTGAATCAATATCAACGCGGCGCCAGCCTGAATCCCGTATTCTTCGGTTAATAATTCGATTAGCTCGGTTCCGGTCTGTGGAAGTACTAATTTTTTCTTAATTTTCATAAATGCCAATATTGGAAGGTTGATTTTCGCGATAAAAACACTGGGCGTGCGGTTTTGGTATATGAATCAATGACTTACAAACACTCCCCCCCGTGGTTTCGAGAAGTATAATGTAAGTCTTTGATTAATATAGTATTAATTAACGGCTTCGGTTGTATCAGTGCACCACTCTCAAGTCAACGGGTAAACGTGCCTCGAAACGAATCATCATGCAATCATCTGAGCCCACCAAAACCATATCAGTCTGCGTGATGCAAACAAGCTTGCCTGTTTCTACATGAGCCGATAAGATAATCACATCAGCATCGCTAACATCCTGCATGTGTTTGATCTGTTTAATAATATTACGCCATGCAACTGGATACATCTCGGATAGTTCTGATATTATCATGAGCTTGAATCATCCTCATCAGTATTTTTAATTGGAACTGGTGTACTACGAGTAGCAAATGGATCATCTTGAGCATCTCGCTTAGCCAATGCTTCAAGGCTAAAATTTTGCTGTTGCAGGTAAACAGAGTTACCACCCTCAAGCGGCGGCAAATTAAGTTTTAATCTGGCTTCGTTTGGTGTCATGATTGCACCTGCCACGCCCTCTCGTAAAGTTTTGATTTGCGTGGCTGTGTCCATCCTAAACAGACAATCAAGATTAAGTTCAGTATGCTGTCCGTTTGGTAATTCCAAGCCTTCATCGAGTGCAAGTTCATAATCTTCGATAAGTTTTTGTAAGCATTGCGTGTAATATTCTTGCGTTAATGCCTCGACATTATTGTTTGTCGGCATTTGCCCTGCGCCAATTTTATAAGCAGGAACATGAAAAGCAGCACAAACAGCCTCTGCACTCCAACGCAATTGCTCTATTAATTGAGCATCTACGGCCGTCATGCGCATGGGTTCAAATTTAAGTCCATCTCCTAGTACTGCAACTTTGCCAACGTTCGCGCCGCTATAGTTTGCATCCCAATAAGTTTTTATTCTTGCCGCTGTTTCATCGCTTATGCTGCCTGGAGCAATCAGCGTTCCGGCAGGCTTCGCACCATTCTCGAAAAACTTTGAGTTGTCGGTAATGATTTTTAAGCCTTGTCCTGCTGATGCACCTGCCGCAAATAAAGGAGATACGCCCACGAGCGGATGAAATATTGGTGAGATACGGTCATGGATTATCTCGCTTGCGGGTACAGTTACGCTTGTCTCATCGATGCCACTAAGGTAATCCTGGCCAAGCTGATAAAAAACATCACCACCGGGTGCCGTTAAGACCTGCACTCTCGTAGGCTCTAATATGTAAAGCGCAACAATATTGCCGCGTGTATCACGCTGTTTGAGTGCATAAGTATTTCCGCGTATGAGTTTGGATATTATCCACCACTCTTTAAATTGGATATGGTTTTGATATTGGTTTGGCTTTTTGAGCACGGGTAAAGGCTCAATTTGTTTATGTATCCCATCACTTCCTTTTTGCAAAAGCATTGGATAAAGCTTTGATATGTCATTGGCAATTAGAGTAACGCAAGCATAAACTGGAGGATAGGCTAATACGCTATCTACAGTCCAGACTTCGTTATTTTGCCATGAGCCCGCATAAGGCTCGCCAATCCAAGGATGCCAGCCGCCACGGTTATCTACTGGAGATGTAGTTAATCCTTTTTTTTTGCCTATTTGTAAGCCAAATATTTTCATTAGTTAACCCTCCCAATTAACTGCTAGCCAAACAACCGCGTCAGAAGATGCCTTCCAGTTAATCTCGCGAACAATGCGATAAGCCATTGTATTGGTTTGCATTAAACTTATTTGATTAATCTCGCCAACTGAATTTGTCACGGCAAGTGAGCCGTAACTTGCCACATCAATTTCAACGCCTGAACCCTGCGCCAAGACAATGCGGGCTGGATCAATCAATGCAATCTTGTCATTCGGGATTGCGGGGTTGGTGATGTGGCGGATACCCGCCACATCTCCGCCATTTGAGCCCGTGTCCAAGAACTGTTGCGGGTTCGTGGCATTGTGTGGCTTGTTGAGGCGATAACCGTTAAGGCTCGATGTCAGCAAAACTGCTGTGCTCAGATCACCTTGAAACGCTTCAACCAGCAAATCAATATCTTCTGCAGGGATAGCGCCAAGATAATTCGAAGTTGGCTGCACGGGTGAGCCTGACAAGATACCGGCTGGACTATCGGCTGTTTCTGCGTCCTGAGAAAAGAATTTCTGAGATTCGCCGATAGCAATTGCTCGCGTCAAATCAGCCGATATTGCACTGCTAGCATCGAAACTTTTGGCGCTTTCGCTCGTTAAAGGGCAAATAGCGCCGATTTTCTTAACCACAAGGCGCAATGGCGTTAGGTCAACGCTGTTGATACCGATAGGATTCCCATCAGCAACAAAGCCAGCCGAACTGCCAGTAGTGATGGACAGAACATGCATATTAAAAGGTACTCTCCTGAATGGCGAAACGGCGTTGATTTGACCAAGCAGGCTTTTACGCGCGGATAACTCCAAAAGGTCACGGTTAGCGGCTCTGGCATCGGCTGAATCCTCGACCATTGCCCAGGATTTAATCAATCTTGTGACTGAGCCGTCTTGCCCAAACTTCGCTGTTGCCATCGCCTCAGGGCTATTAAACCCGTCTGCGCAAATTGCTTTGACAGTTAAAGCATCCATCATATTTTTTAGGTAAAGTGACATTTTATTTATCTCGTGTTTTGTTGTGATTGATAATCATTATCATTTGTTTTGGCTTAGTAAACAATGACTTAAAGCTACTAGATGTTACCGGAATCGTAATTATTTTCCATGAATTGCGCAAGGTCTGACAGACGATAACGCCATCGTGCGCCTACCTTTCGACTCGGGATATTTGTCCCGGCTTCACTTCTCTTATTCTTAAAGTAGTTCTCGCTAAAACCCAGCAATGCCTCAGCGTTCTTTTCGCAAACGCTAAAATCGCCAGCAAGTTGAAAGCCTTACTCTTTGCAGGAACTGAGCAACAATGTTTCGGTCTCGACAACCCTTGTTTCATAAGACTTATTCATCGGTTTCTCCCGGTTCGACAGCAGTTTTAGCCTTGCGGGTAAACGGCTCGGTTATTTTTTCTGAATCCGGGTCAATCAACCTCAACGCCAAGCATGATGCAAACAATGCCCTTGCAGCCTCGGTTAAATGCTCGTACGCTGCCCGCTCTGATTGATCTTGTGGCTGTTCAATTTTAATCAAAATATTACCCATGATCTTACTTATCGCCAGAATAGTATTGTGTTGAGTTTTCATTTGTTCAATCCATGTTAAAAAATTGATTGTGTATGTTTGCTTCGTGCTTGCGCTTTTTCACGTCGTAAATGGATAACGCATTATTCGCCGTTATATTCATACCGTGCCTTGTCTCGCCAGTTGTTTTGTCCGTCCATTCTGTAGGTTTCAGGTTACCGATCACAGCCAGGCTATCACCTTTCTTTAGTTTGGCGATTCTTTCCGCTAATTCACCAAAAGCCACGCCAGAAACAACGATCGGTTTTGGTTCGCTGATCGATACTGACAAAAGAAACTGTGTGTAGTGTGTTCCGGTTCCGCTGGTTTTCAGCTCGGTGTCTTTAATTAATTTACCGCTACACAGAGAATCTAACATTGCTCTTTACTCCAACTCCGATAATAAATATGACCCAGCTCTTTAATCAAAGCGTGATAGTCGTCGTCCAGTGTTAATTTTGTTTTCATTTTTTTGCCTATTTTGTTAAATTAAATTTTAGGGTAGTGCTTTAAAAGTGCAGAAGTGCAGGATTGCCCTGCAAGCCGCGCCGTTACTGGGTTTTCACCCTGCACTTCTGCCGTTTAAAAGTGCAGAAAAGTGCAGGATAAGTGCAGGATTGCAAGCCGCCGTTCATAAGTAAATGAAAAGTGCAGGATAAGTGCAGGATAAGTGCAGGAAAAGTGCAGCCCTGTAAGCCGCGCCGTTACTGGGTTTAATGGCAAATCCTGCACTTCTGCACTTTTATTCATCGAAACTTTTATAATTCTTTTCTAAAAATAGACCGCTCTCTTTTTTCATTTTTTCAAAGCCCAGTGATTCCATTCGCTTGGCAAAATTATTCCGGCCTAGTGGGAATTTATGCCCAGCACCCTTACAATAATCTTTGTAGTCCTCGTATGACTCGGTAACTGTTTTGCTGTAATAAGTGTGGTATTGTTGTTCGCCAATAATCACCTCACTTTCAAACATCGCCACATTGTCGGATTCTTTTAAGAACTGTTTCTTAAAGCCATCACATTCGCCAGAAATGAAAATATCCCTGTTCTTGATAACTCTTTCCGCGCCTTCGATAATCCAGTTAAGAACACCCGCACGATCCGCAAGAATCTTTTTGTGTAAGTCTCTATCCTGCTCATCGTCTGGGATCGTTACATTGAAAGGGATAATCAGCAAGCGTCTATAAAAGCCGTGGGTATGCTCTATATTGGCTGAATCCATCCGGTTTACATTGAATATCAGCTTTGCATAATCTGTCATCATGAATGGATTGCCATAAGGTAAACGTGCCTCTATCGGTTCGCCACTTGCCATAGTTTTAAACATGCCAGCGTCTATTTTGGTGAGTCTTATATCAGTGCCATAATTCACGATCTTGTCTTTAATCGCGGCACGATAATAACCGTTGTCATTGGTGAGTGATTCAAGCGAATAATTGCTGATATTGTCAGAACCTATCACGCCGCTAAGTACCTCAAAGAACACGCTTTTACCATTGGCTCCCGTCCCAAACAGAAAGAAAACCTTTTCCATTTTTAAGCCTTTCACGAACAAATAACCTGCTACTTCCTGCAAGGTGCGCCTTGTATCGGCATCGGGTAACACTCGCTTAAGATAGACAAGGAAATCGCTATTAACGGCCTTGGCATCGTGGTTAAAGTCCAACTGGTGCGTTAGAAAGTCCCGGTAATCGAACGGCTTTAAATTGACACCGCCCTGGTCTATAACGAGTGAACCGTTCAGAAGATTGATGATAGACTTCTTTATTAATGAACGTTCAGTAAAAAAGCCATCCTGTTCCGCTTGCTTAAATAGCTTATCGGTAAAGTCTGAATTTCTGCACTCGATCTCAGAGTAGCCCATCTTGAACGAGGCATCCTTAAGCAGCTGCTTAACTTCTGCATCAACTAACGCTACCCATAACGCGCCGTTGTAAATGTAAAAGAATCCGGCATCGTGAATAATTCGCCAGTTATGCTTTTTTGCTGTCTCGATCAATGAGTGAACAATCGCAACTTTGAAATGTTTCTCTTTTGGTGGCTTGTCATCGCTGCCAGCCTGCCATCCTAAAGACTTACACACTTCAACAAGGTCAATCTTTTCTACATTCGCCAATAGTGCGGCTATGCTTGAATCCTTCGTTAATGTAGGCTTGTGCAGTTCTGCGAGTATCTCTTCAACCCTGCTGAATAGCGGCTGACTAGAACCGTTTTCCAGTAATGCCTTTTTTTCATTAAATAGCGCGGTTAAGGACTCGTGGTATTTTTTAGGGATACCCTGCTCTTTCCAAACAGCAGGATATTTGCACTCTGTAGCCTTGATAATCTCTTTAAGACTGGCTACTTCCTTCAACTGGTTGTAGTCGATCATAGCGCACCCCCTGAAAGCATATCGTTAAAATCACCTAACGCGGGCGGGATGATGTACTTGCAACCAATGGCTAACGCTGCCTCTCTCGCTTTCTTTTCGCCTATGCCTGATTCGTCATTATCAGCACAGATAATAATTTCAGAACCGGGATAGAGAGACTTAATCACTATGGCGACTTCTTTGAGGTTCCCGGCATCAAAAGCCACCACGGTTAAATACCCGCTGTCCTCAAACAGACTTACCCCGGTTGCAAAGCCTTCGCAGATAAGAACCTTGTCTGTGGGATCCCCGATAGAATAAAAACATCCTTTCTTTTTGCCGCCAGATAGAAAGCGTTTACCGCCTGTTTCACTGATAAATTGCAGGTTTACTAACTCTTTTTTGGCGTTAGACAAAGGGATGATTAACGTATTATCACGGCCAAGCCTTGCACCATGTATGCCGATCCGCTTCTTTACAAGATAGGGATGGTTAGCCGGTGCAGGCTTGGCATTGGTCCAGATAGAAAGCGCCTTATTTGCCGCCAGCTTGTGTGTGGCGGCCTGTTCAGCATCGCGCTTGATCTCGTCCAATGCTTTCTTTTTGGCGAATTCCTGCTTTTGAAAATCAGACAATGGCATAAACTTACCGGACTGCTTCCAGGTTTGCTTAATTCCCTGCTTGAAGTCTTGAAAGTAGCCCGATGCTCTACCGTCCATGTGCAAAACATAGACGCCGTTCAGGCTGCCTTTATTGTCGCCAATGACGTGAAAACGGTGTAACAATCCATCGCCAATAATGCAGGATGGGGGATGAATGCCAGCATCAAGCATGGCATTTTTGAATTGCTCTAAAGCATCGCCAGATGTATAATGGCCGTGCTGTATTTCGTTTGTTGTGCCGCCTTGTCTAGTCAACGGGCGGCCTATTAAATAGTCCATAATTAACCCCTTAAGCGTTCAAAACATGATCAGCCGCGCTTGTTTCTATCGCGTCGATGGTTTTGATTCGGTTTTGCCTCAACCACGACTCCAGCTCTGAGCGGTCAAAATAAAGCATTTTCCCGCGCGGTTTGTAATGGGGAATTTGTTGTGTTGAAGTTAATTTGTAAAGATAACTCGCCGTAAGCCCAGTAAACGCGGCGGCTTCGTCCAGGTTCAAAGTCTGTTTATTCGATAAAACAGCATTGGTGAGAATATCCAGCTTATGAATTACATCTGATAAGGTGGTTGTTTGAGTTGACATTGTTTAATCCTTTCGCTTTTATTAATGAGCTTCGAATATTAAACATGTTTTTGCTTGATGTAATTCCGCAAAGTTTCAAAAGTTTGCGGAAGTGTCTTGGCGTAGAAACGGGAATCTTTTTAATACCGAATAATAATATTCAGTGGCAAGGGTTTTGCCTATGTATAATTTTTGGCCTACTCTCTCAAACAGATGCCCATCAATTGGCGGCTTAGGACTCTCACTGCTCAATATGGAATGAACCTCATTTAATACGGCAAATTCTAAATAGCGTTTTTTTCTTTTTGCTTCCATGTTTGCGCCTTTGAGCATCGGCTTGCCAAAAACATCATCCCATGACTTGGCATAATAATTTTGCACAGTGTCAAAGGCATTAATGTATGCGGTTGCTACCCATTTAGGCATAACCAAATCGTGATTAGCACACGCCCTTACGGCCAGCATCAATGCGTATTTGTCGTCTTTTTGAAAGCGTTCATGAAGTCCTGCAATTTCATGCAATGCACTCCATTGAAATAACGGTGTGTCTGGGTCAAAGGCTCTTTTAGGGTTAGAAGCAATTACCTTATCCTGCTCGGCCTTTGCTTCTTCAAATGTCCAGGTCTGTTTTGGGTCTTTAGCCATAAGTTAAAGCCCTATGTCAGGTATTTTGTGCATGGCGTCCTTTTTTACGTTGTCGATAATATCAGCGTAAACCTGCGTTGTTTTTACTTCGGTATGCCCCAGCAAACGTGACACGGTATAAATATCGACGCCATTACTTAGCAGACTTACTGCAAACGTATGTCGTCCTGCATGAAAAGTAACGTGCTTTGTAATCCCGGCTGCCATTGACCAGCGCAATAACTCAGTATTCATATAAGCTGAATATTTCAAGGATTGAAAAACGCGGCCCAGTCTGGCTGGTTCGCCCATTAATTGGTATGCTTGGTTGGTAATGTCCAGATATTGCAAGTTGCCGGTTTTCTTCTGGTTAAAAGTGACTCTGTGAACGCCATCAAAATGACTAATTTCAGACCAGTCCAGCTTGTTAATATCGCTCCAGCGTAACCCTGTCAGACAGGAAAACAGAAAAGCGTTTTTTAATACGTCATAGCGGCAATCTGTTTTAACCAATGCCCTAACCTCATCAATCGTTAAATAGACGCGCTCTGTTGATTCGGCTTTAATACCTTTTACCTGTTGCAAAGGGTTTTTATTGATAATACCTTTTGCATAGGCGGCATTGATAACGGCTCGAACCTTATTGAAATAGACGGATGCTGTACCCTTGCTGATAGGATTGCCGCTTTTGGTTTTAGCCTTTGTGTCAAAGTACCGCTTAACGCCCTCAATCCAATCGACGTTGACTTGCTCAAAAGTCAGGCTTTCATCTGGGTTGTAGCGTTTCAGGTGTACCATGCAAGCTTCCCAAACTGAATAATTAGTGCTGCTCTCATTGGTTTTTTTAGTGTCCATGATCTGAGTAAAAAAACTGTAAAAGCTGGTGCTGTTCTTGGCAGTATCAGTAAAGCCATGCTGACCGCTAGCGGCTTCGTATATCCGTTTTGATTTTATGGCATCAACCAGTTGCAACGTTTCTTTATTGTGCTGCTTCTCTGGTTTGGTTTTCGGGTGGGTGTATAAATATTGGTTAAGCTGCTCTAACTTTCTGTCGTGTTTAATCTTGCCATCTACATCAGTACGGCTTCCGTACCAGTACACAAGACGAATGTTTTGTTTATTACCTTCTTTATTAGTGCGTTTCTCGATTGTGATATTCAT